AAGGAGTTCCTCCGTGTGCCCCGCCTAACGAAGAAGCGGCGGCTCCAGAGCTACCAGATACTGAAGCAAGAGCTGACCGCATACGAGAAGTACGTCAACGGCGAGGTGTACGACGCCATCCTCACGTTCCACACAGAGGAAGGAACGGAGCACACCTGCGTCGGTGACTTCTTTGGCTGGGAAGAGATAGAGCAGTTCGTCGAGAGCCTCCGCAAAGAACACGAGGGAGTGCCTGTCGAACTGATCGCCGAAGAGTGACAACCACTCGAAAGGAGAAGACAATGGACGTGTACTGCCCGTTTTGTAGCGAGCCTTGGGAGAACGACCACCTTCATGAGGTGGCAAAGGCCAAGCGCATGACCTACCGCCAGGTGTGGGCGGACTTCCGCAAGCGGGGGTGCCCTGCCGTGGAGGATGGCGCAGGCCCCGATGAGGTCTGCACCTACGGCAACGACAAGGACCCAAGACCTACGGCTATCGCCGCCATCTACACGATGTCTGGTGATGACCCAGACTCGGCGGCGGAGATGCTGCGAGACCTCGGCCTGATAGGCTAGCCGCAAGACCAATCGAAAGGAGAACGAGATGCATCCAGACAGATTGTGCGACACATGCAAGGCAGAGGCGAAGTACAACGGGTGGGCCAACCGCCCGACATGGCTCGTCAACCTCTGGTTGATGAACGACGAAGTGCTGTACGAGATGCTCCGTAACGTCATGTACGGCGGGCCGCTGACTGCCGAGCAACTGGAGCGCTTCGTTACCGAAGAGATTCGGTACCGTACGCTCGCCCTGGCGAAGTCAGAACTGTTCGTGCGGGACTTAGCGACAGACCTGCTGTACCTGGTCGACTGGGACGAACTCGTTGCCGCATGTAACGATGACTTCGCCTATCTGTGGAAGGATAGCGAGGAGAAAGGAGACGGCTAGTGGCAGTAATCGCAGTCGAGAAGACCACGAACAAGAAACTGGGCAAGGGGGTCATGGCAACGTACGCAAGCCAGGCCACATGCCCAACGTCTTGCCCGCTCTTTAGGAACGGGTGCTACGCGGAAGCCCAGTACCTAACGAACATCCGGCGCGTCAACGCAAGCGGGGAGGGTATGGACCCGTTGGCCATAGCCATGAGAGAGGCGGAGCTGATACGTGCCCTCCCCAACCACAAGCCGTTGCGCATCCATGTCATCGGGGATGCACCCACACCGGAGTGTGCCAATGCATTGGCCGATGCCGTGGACGACTGGGGCGGTACGGCCTGGACCTACACGCACGCATGGAGGGATGTACCCCGTGTGCACTGGGGGAACATCGAGGTCTGGGCCAGCATCGAGAACATCCGGCACGCAGTGTGGGCCGAGACGATGGGCTACACACGGTTCGCACTGATAGTGCCGAAGCATGAGAGCAGGAGCGCCCGCCGAGAAGGCGGGCGTCTCCACATTCCATGCCCTGCGCAGACAACCCAAGGCGTCACCTGCAGTTCTTGCAAGCTCTGCTTCAGCAAGAAAATAGCGGAGCGGAAGGAGCAGGTCGTCATCGAGTTCGCCGCGCATGGGTACGCACGCAACAAGGTGCGTGACCTAGTGAAAGGAGAGGCGAGATGATCATCGTCCAGAAAGGAGAGAGCGATGCCAAGGCTTGAGTACGCAGACGCAGCGAGGGCGATGCGCCGTGCATTGGACCATCTCGATGCGGCACTGGAAGAACTGTCCATTGCCGAGATGGCATACGTCGAGATAGACGAGCTCGGCGCGGCGTCTCACACACAGGCTATCTTCGAGGGTGTCTTCCAGGCATTCGAGAAAGCCAAGCTCCTCGGAGAGACCATGCACGGAAACCTAGGAGGGAGAGCATGAGCAAGTGGTACGAAGTCATAGGTGGCGAGTGGAGCGAGCCGTACAACTCCCTGCAGGAGTTGCTCTACGCCATCACGGACAAGCGCGGCGTGGGCAGACTCACACCCCACAATGTCTACTGGCTGGGGCATGGGAAGTTCGAGATCACGTTCGTCTTCACGCCCGTGTTTCCACCAGTTGCAGGGGAAATCGTCATCCGTGCGGTAGAGGTGTCGACTACACCATAACCACTTCGATGTGGACTGACAGAAAGGAGACGGGATGGAAACAGAACTGCCTGAGTGGAGCAAGTACACCTACAAAGTTGTATCTGGCCCCCTAGCAGGGGAGGAGTACAACAGCCTAGGTGATGTCTTGCGTGCGATCGAGTACAACACAACATGCGGGCTGCATCTAAAGCATAGCGTGGTGTACATCCACCGACGTGGGACACAAACCGAACCTATCATACGGTTCCATATAGAGACCATGTTTGGGTTTAGCCCGATAGTCTCTACGGTGGACGAAGTCGTAGAACCATAACCACTTGTGTGTGGGCGGGCCCCCAGGGCCCGCCCACACACACAAGATGGTTACGAAAGGAGAGAGGAGATGCATAAGGCAGACGTAGAAGGGGCGTTCATGGCGATAAAGGTAGCGGCCGCCCTCGTAGACCGTGCGACGGAGCGGTTGGACTACACCATCCAAGAACTACACAAGGCCACCCAAGGGGAGCCGGTAGATGACGAGCACATCAGCCTCAACAAGATAGTGGCCATCGTCATCGAAGAGCTGGACATGGACCTTGCCTGGGCCTATGAGGGACTCTGCAGGATAGAGGAGTACCTGAAGACCGGCAACAGAGAAGCGGCGCTCAAGATGATCGCCCGCTAGAGAGGAAAAGACAATGAGCACAAACGACGAAGTAGTAGACAACGTGGAAAAGGCTATCGCCGCTATCAACGAAGCGGCACGTTACCTGAACGAAGCACTCACGGAATACAGCTTTCTCCCATCAGAGGAGCGAGACCTTGAGATCCTGAAGATCTTGGACAACGAGCATTACTGGCTCAAGGCGGCACGCCGCAGACTACACAACATAGAGTTCTGAAAGGAGAAGGCAGTGGCGAAGAAGACGCACATCCATGATGGGTGTGACAGAAGCGTTACGCTCTGTGGTCTGGAGCAACAGCGTGACAAGCCCACGGACAAGTGGCTCGACATCGTGTCCTACGGCACGTACGATAAGGAGCACCGCCACAGCGGGTTCTGCTCCAAGTGCGTTGCCGTAGCCGAGCAAGCGGAGTGGGACGGCAGCGACCTCGTAGCCCGCTACGCCCCGCACAAGGTGAAGAGGTACCTGGAGGAGCGGAAGAGGCTGCACGCCCCCACCTACATCGCCCGGCGCACGCATGACTACCATGTGATGGTCTACCGTGCCACGAAGAATGGAGAGGTAGACCAGCGCTTCAAGCCGAGGATCGAGCCCATCTACCAAGACAGCACGGTGGAGTTGATCCGGGCGTTCGGTAGGCCAAGGCGGTGGGCCGAGGCGGTGATGAAGGCGTACGAGACAGGGGAGGAGGTGCGGTTCCGTACCATAACTGACTAGTCTATACACCCACTACCCACCCACCCACCAGATAACTGACGCCGCCCGGGGGCCTTTGAGGGCCCCGGGCGGCGTTATCTGGTGGGTAGAGGTAGGTCTATCGATAATATATTTATTGACATGTGTCTACTCACACGTGTCTACAATGACCGCTTACAGATAGCTATCGTGAAACCCGAAAATCTCTTATCACGTGCGGGCTACATAGCTACTTGACAGGGTCGGCGCGATGTGGTACCATGTCAGATAGACCACCTCCAGAAAGGAGATCGAGATGCCGAACGAACAGAAGGACCGTGCCATAGCAGACCAGCTCTTCCAGATTGCCGCTCAGCTGGAGCGTATCGGGCAGAGCATGGTAGACGACAGGCTGAAGCTCTATCACCACCTGGCCCGTGAGCGGGCGCAGATCGCTGCCAAGTACGGTGTGAAGCCAGCGTACGTGGCGACGAACGAGGCGCTCTACAACATGCTGGTGAAGATGCCGAAGTCTCTGGGCGGGCTACGGCGCGTGCATGGGATCGGACGCAACCGCATCACCAAGTATGGGCAAGACCTCCTCGATGCGCTCCACCGTGTCGTAGACATGGGCGCATGAAATGGACTTCAGGGAGTTCTTTGCCCCATACCTGGGCGCATGCGGGGAACCAGGTGAGAACGGGTTCGCTCCTGTCCACTGCCCACTTCACGATGACCGGCATATCTCGGCAGGGATACATGTCAGGACTGGAGTGTTCAACTGCTTCGTCTGCGGAGCCCTTTCTCCAGCTAACCTTCTGGCCCGTGTCTCTGGAATGGATGGACGAGAATGCCACGGACTAGTCGACGCGTTCCGTCGTGAGGCTGGGCTGGTCGAGGTAGAGACGAACTTCGCCAAGCCGTCTGCGCCGCTAGCCTCCTCACCACAATGGGCCTCCTTGGCCCTACGTGCCACGGAGAGCTTGTCTCCAGCGCTACCGGTAGTCCAAGACTACATGGAAGCGAAAGGGCTCTCCTACGGGACGCTAGAGCGTGCTGGCCTGGGATACCTGCCAGCGGACCAGACCCACTGGCGCAGGGACAGCATCGTCTTCCCGTACTTCTACGACGGGAAGGTGGTGGGGCTCCGGTACCGAGACGCTCACAGCAACAAGGGCGGTGAGCCAGGGTGCCACTTCACTCTGTGGGGAGTGGACGCCCTGGACCAGGCGCCCAAGGTGGCAGTGGTAGTGGAGGGAGAGACGGACAGGCTGACCGTTCTCCAGGCCACGAGGTTCCGGTACACCGTGGTGTCCACACCGACGGCCAACTTCCGGATGGAATGGAAGCGGCTGTTCGACGGGGTACGCCAGGTGATTGTCATCCCCCAGGATGACGACGCCAGCCAGAAGCGGTTCGCCCAAGCCGCCAAGGCCGCCATCCCTGGGGCGTACATCCTTCAACTCCCGTGGAAGCGGAAGCAATGGGGGAAGGATGTCAACGACTGGGTCCGGTGCAACGGCGAGGAGGCGCTCGCCGACATCCTGGACAACGCCGCATCCAAGGCGGCGAACTGGATATACACGGGACAGGAGGTGCTCGAATGGGACACAACATCCCAGCCGTGGCTGATAAACAACCTGCTGGGACGCCAGCAAGTGGCGATCATAGCGGGGCACCCGAAGAGCATGAAGACGTTCCTCGCACTGACGATCGTGCGGTGCGTCCTCATGCCAGGCTCCGCTTGGTGTGGCATATCGGGGCTGGAGTGCGGGCTCCGAGAACCGGCGAGGGTCCTGTTCATTGAAGAGGAAGGTGACCGGCAAGAGTTCAGGGGGCGTATCATCCGCACGTTGAACGACACGCCGTGGCTGACGAACACATGGTATGGACACCACCTCGGCTTCCGCATAGACGAGGATGTGTGGGTGGACCAGATACTGGAGTTCGTCAAGCAACACGACATAGACTTGCTGGTCATCGACCCGTTCCAGCGCACCTTCTCCATAGACGAGAACGAGTCGGCGGAGATGGGGTTGGTCTGGCATCGGGTCCAACGGTTGCTCAAGGAGAGCAGGCAACTCTCCATCGTGCTACTCCATCACTTCAACAAGATGGGCGCCATCACGGATGGATGGAACGCTCTCCGAGGGTCTTCGCGGATAGCGGCGGAGGTAGACCTTGGCATCTTCGTAGCCAAGCGCAAGCTCGAAGATGGGCCAGGGATCGAGATGGTGATCGACGGGCGCGCAATCCCGCCTGTCACGGATGCGCAGGGAAGGAGAACACTTCACCTGGAATGGGACGAAAGAAGAGGGACGTTCATGATGACCCAGGGCCAGCCTTCGAAAGGGCAAGGCCAGATGACTTCTGTGCGTATACGTCCGAGTGCGTAGCGCTAGACCCTGGGAAGACCACCGGCATCGCATGGGTGGACACGGAGTGGAACATCCACACCGACCAGTGCGAGTGGCAAGACCTCTACTCGAAGCTGGTCATGCTCGCCCCCATGCGGGAGATGGTCATCGAGAGACCGTTCGCGACATCGGTGACAGACCTCACCGTGTTCAAGGCAATGGGCGTGTGCGAGGCGTTCGCACGGTTCGCTCATGCGGCGGTCATCGAGCAGGAGCCGTTCGTTCGCAAGGGCGTGTTCAGCAAGTACCGTGTACCTGGGCATGACCACGCACGGGATGCGGCGGCACATCTCATCTACAGGCTTCAGTCACGAAAGGAGAACGAGGCATGCGAACTATTGGAGTTACTGCGAGAGCGGCGTTCAGACGGTGCAAGCTAGCGTGGAAGTGGCAGTACGTCGACAGGCTGGAACTGATCGACAAGTCCAACCTAGCCAGCACAGTAGGGATCGCCGTGCACGAGGCGCTGGCCAAGTACATGACAGACAAGCTCGGCGCCCCGAACGACGACATCTATACACCCGAGTACTTCGACGCCCTGGCCGAAGAGATGGGGAAGAAGTACGACAGCCTCTTGACGATGGACAAACTCATAGAGGCGAAGACGCTGATCACCAACTACGGGATGTATAGACAGGACAGACGGTGGGTTGTGCGCGCAGTGGAGAAGCAGTTGCAGGCGGCAATCCCCAAGACCAGGGTGAGGCTGACTGGGCGGATAGACGGGCTGGTCATCTACGACGGGCAGTGGTGGATAGTCGACCACAAGACGGTGCGGAGCTACGCCACCCCGTTCAAGCTGGACACAGACGACCAGGTGACCGCCTACGTCTGGCTCGCACGGCAGGCGAAGATCAACGTGCAGGGCGTCATCTACAACGAGATAGGCAAGCGGAAGTACCCGCCGCTGGTAAACGTCAGCTACGTGACGAGGACGAGCCGCCAACTCGAGTACTTCGAGGAGTGTCTCATCGAGGAGGCGAGGGACATGACCTCGAAGAACACACGCGTCTACCCATCCTTCGGTGAGCACTGCGGGTGGTGTCAGATGCGGTCTCTCTGCCTGTGCCGCGCAGACAAGGGCAACGTCGACTTGCTGAAGGAACACTACTACCAGGTAAAGGAGAAGAACGATGTCTTTGCAACGCCCGTTGAGGAAGACTGAGAACGCCGAGATGCCCAACCCGAGGCTCTTCATGGTGCTCTACTCACCACCGAAGATCGGGAAGACGCGGTTCTGTGCCACCGCACTGGAAGACCCACGCCTCCGACCAGCGCTCATGCTGGACTTCGAAGGCGGCACCTCTGTCATCCAGTCGAAGGTGAGGCCCATTACGATCAACGAGATCGGCAAGCCTGCCCCCGAGCAGGAGAAGCAGATGGACCTCTACCGCATCACACGGTGGCAGGAAATCAACACCGTCATCGAGAAGATCGCATCGAGTAATCTGTATCGGTTCGTTGCGGTCGACTCGCTCACGGAACTGTCATGGCTTGCCCTCATGTCCAAGGCCGAGGACAAGAACCTCGCCTACCCTGAGTTGCGGGTCTATGCCGAACTCACAGTGGACATGCGTGGGTTCGCGAGGGCGTTCCGTGACCATGTCAAGGCGCATGTTATCTTCACCGCCCACACAAAGGAGCGCGAGCGCAAGGAGGGCGGTAACGATATGATCGTCCCTGCGATGGCAGGCAACGAAGTCACCAGGGACATCACGGGTGTGGTCGACCTACTCGGCTACCTTGACCGGAGAAAGGTCAAGATGGACTCGGCCGTGACCACACTCTACTTCGAATCACGTGGCGCCGTGCTCGCAGGCGCACGCGTGGAAGACCCAGACTTCCCCACCACGTTTGAAAACCCGACGGTTGGGGATGTACTCACAGCCCTTGAGGGCGGAAAGGACAACTAGAGATGAGGATCAACGTAACTGAGCTGGGCGGCGAACCACTGCCGATGGGTGTCTACGACCTGGAGATCGTCGACTGCAAGGAGACAGTGTCCAAGGCGGGCAACCCGATGGTCGCACTGGAGTTCCTGGAGCCGGAGAGCGGCGAGAAGCTCCGCCTCTTCGCCACCCTCCAGCCTGGGAAGTGCTTCACCATCATCGACATTCTCAAGGCGGTCGGGGCAGACCTCACGCCTGATGAGAACGGCGAGATCGAACTGGACGAGGACGCCCTGGTAGGGTGCCACGTGCGGGCCGAGGTCACACACGAGACCTATGAGGGTCGGACCCGCGCCGTGCCTCGGAAGTTCTCCCCTGTCCAGACGAAGGCCGGTCGCCGCCGCTAGCCTGCTTGGGCGGGCGGCCCTCGAGGGCCGCCCGCCCGCACACTGAAGGGAGAACACAATGCAGTACAAGACCAGCCTTTTCACACCAAAGGGCGAAGAGATCATCTACCGCACGAACGAAAACGGTGAAGGTCTCTGGATAGTTCCGCCGCCCTACACCAAGCCGAAGCAAGTCGTGGGCACTTGCCAATGGCAGCCTTCTTCTCAACGTGCTCACCGCAAGATGGTGTTGCGGTACGCCTACACGGAACTACTGTTCGAAGAACTGTACAGACTGAAAGGAGTCAGAGATGGATAACAGCAAGCGCTTCATGAAAGTCGTAGAGCCTGTGGCAAACATCCTGGAGCATCGGGGTAAGCAGTACGAGCGGGATGCCGCCCCGATCATCGCTAGCCTGTGGAACGCCTACCTGGAGACAGGGTGGCTCACACTGAACAGCCAGGATGTCTACATCATGATGGCCCTAATGAAGATCGGGCGGGGCGCATGCCAACTCCGCCCGTCCGAGCCCAGGCTGGACAGCCTGCAGGACGCCATCGGCTACCTTGCACTGGCACTCGAGCTAGAGTCCAAGACGCTGATCGGTATCGCCAAATCGGAGGACGAATATGCGCCGAGTGCTGAGTGAACTGGGGAAGATGTTCGTCCTCTACCTCTTCATCCTGGTGTTGTGGCTGACCGCGCTGGCGGCGACGCTCATCGTCTACCGCTCGTTGGTCAAGCCGCAGAAGCCGGAGATCGTCAACATCAACATCCGCTCGGCGTACGAACCCCGACGTACGCTCAACCCTGTGGATGCCCAACTGGAGCGGCAGTTCAGGTCACTGCTCCCTCCGCTCATGGGGGCAGACAGGTACGATGCGGGTTCCTCCATACGTCCCTAAGGACCCAGACCCTAGGGGCCTCGCCATCCTCGGTGAGGCCCCGGGGGCCAACGAGATGCGCCAAGGGCGGCCGTTCGTCGGGGAGAGCGGCAAGCTCTTGGAAAAGGCCCTCGCTCAGGTAGGCGTCGACCTCAAGCGGTGCTTCATCACCAACGCTGTGGACGTCTACCGAGACGGCAACCCCACCCCATCTTTCCAGGAAGTCCAGCAACACGCCCCTCGGGTATTCCAAGAACTGCGGGAGCAGAACTGCAAGCAGGTCTTGGTCCTTGGGAACACAGCAGTGCAGGCGTTGCTCGGGCAGGGGAAGATGATCAGCAAGGTACGTGGGCAGTGGTTCGAGGTGGGCAAGCTGAAGTGCATGGCGACCTACCACCCCGCCGCTATCCTCCGGAACCACCGGCTGTTCACTCACTTCGCCACAGACCTGGAGAACTGGGCCAAAGGGGCAGACACACGCGTCGCCGAACCGGAAGTCATCATCGTCGAGAAGTACGCAGACTGCCGCGCTTTGGGCCCTAGCTGCCACGGAGAGCCGCTTGCGTTCGACATCGAGACTTCCAGCCTAGACCCCCGCACAGGGGCGCTCACAGCGGCTTCTGTGAGCAACGGGCAAGCGACGCTGGTCTACCCGATGGAGAAGTTGTGGATGCTCCACAAGTTCTTCCAATGGCAGAAGCCGGCGTTGATAGGGCACAACATCATTGCGTTCGACGTGCCCTACTGGAAGCACCACTTCAAGTGGGCCCCGCCCATCCTGGCGGATACCATGCTCATGCGGTACGCCAGCGGCTCGCCTGGGCCGTATGACTTGAAGAACCTAGCGTCCACGCTGTGCGGTGCGCCGGAGTACGCCATCAACCCGATCGGTGCACTGCCAGAGTTCCTGCACACCTACGTGGGGTATGACGCCTACTACACGTGGCATCTCTACCACCGCCTACGCCAGACCCTGGACACGCCAGCCTACCGCTGGATACACGACCACGCGCTGGCGATATCGGTGGTACAGCAGACGGGGTGTCTCATAGACATCCCCTACCTGGAGAGCGTCGAACGGCAGTTGGAGGCGGAGGCCTTGGAGAACCGCCTGGCTGTGCCAGGGATGAACCCCCTCTCGTCTCAGCAAGTGCTCCAGTCTCTGCGGGCGGCGGGCGTCTACGCCGATGACACCAAGGCAGAGACGCTCAGGCAGATAGACCATGAACTGGCAGAGCATGTCCTGGAAACCAGGAAGGGCTACAAACTCCTGGGCATTGTGAAAGGGTTGAAGGAGAAAGCCCAGGCCGCACCAGACGGCAGGGTGCGCACGTCCTTCCTGATGCACGGCACGACCACCGGCCGCCTAGCCTCCAGAGACCCGAACCTCCAGAACATCCCACGGGGGCCGCTCGTTCGGCGGGCGTTCATCGCACCGCCTGGATGGCTCATGCTGGAGGCGGACTACTCTCAGCTGGAGTTCAGGGTGGCCGCATACCTATCGAGGGACAAGCGACTCATCGGGCACTTCCTCCACGGGGAGGACATGCACAAGATGGTTGCCTCCTCTGCCTTCGGCAAGCCCATCGAGGAGATTACCAAAGAGGAGCGGACCATCGCCAAGAACATAGGGTTCGGCATCCTCTACGGGGCGGGCAAGGACAAGGTAGCGGAGTTCATCCACAAGGCTACGGACTGCGGGATGCCCACCGCCCTGGAGATGGCAGACCAAGTGCTCCACCGGTTGAAACAGGACTACCGCCAACTCTTCCGGTGGACACAGCAGATCGCAGACAGAGCCGTGAAGGAGCAGGAGGTACGCACTCCGCTAGGGCGGGTGCGTACGTTCGACCTCATCACGACAGAGAACCTCGGAGACGTGAAGCGGGAGGCAGTGAACACACCGATCCAATCCACGGCATCGGACATCTGCCTGCATGCGCTGAAGACCCTGGTAGAGAACCCACTGCACGGGGAACTCTACCGTGTCGTGCTCACGGTGCATGACTCCATCCTCTGTGAAGTGAGAGAGGAGTACGCACAGAACGCCAAGCTAGTCATCACCACGACCATGCGCAACAGCCCACGGACAATCCTGACCGCCGTGCACGTACCGTGGGATGTAGAAGCCAAGCTAACCAGGGCTTGGGGAGAGGAGACAGGAGAGTGAAACTCGCACAAGGGCAACGGGAGGGCGTGGAGTTCTTGAAGACCCACAGGCGCGCCATCCTGGCAGACGAGATGGGGAGCGGCAAGACCGCTCAAGTGCTGACAGCCATCAAGGAGTTGGGCTACACCAGGGTGCTGGTCGTCGCTCCGAAGATGGTGAAGAGCGTGTGGGAAGCGGAGGTCGAGAAGTGGATGCCTGACCACTTCGTGACCTTTGTGATGGAAGGCACAGAGAAGGACAGGTTGGAGAGTATCCTTGCGGCGCGTACGTCGAAGCGGCCGGCTATCCTGATCACCAACTACGAGCAGTTACGGTTCAAGGGAGGGAAGGCGGAGGAGACGTTGAAGGCAGTGCGCACCAACGACTGGGACGCTGTCATCTTCGACGAGGCGCACTACCTGAAGAACCGCCATACCCAGCGGTTCAAGGCGGCGTCATACATCCTGGCGGGGCGGTTCTGTACGGTCTACATGATGACGGGTACGCCTGTCATCAACAACCCAGGAGACATCTGGACCCTGCTCAACCTCTGTGACAAGAACAAGTTCCCGCACTTCTGGCCGTGGGTGAGCAAGCACGCCGTGCTCATGCCCAACCCATTCTCCCGCGTGCCGAAGATCGTAGGTGTCAGGGACCCGTTGAAGACACAGGAAGAACTTCGAGAGTACTTGATACGCCGCCCGAAGACAGACTTCCATGACCTACCGCCACGGACCGTCACGGAGATCATGTGCGAACTCTCTGCCGAACAGCGGAAACTCTACAACGAGATGAAGATGTTCGGTATCGCTGGAGATGTAGCGGCGGCAGGGAAACTCGCGCAGGTCACGCGCCTGCGGCAACTCTGCTTGGCGCCCCAACTGCTTGCAGGTGAAACCCCGCTGAAGGGGGTCAAGCTGGACATAGCAGAGCAACTCTGCGAAGACGCGGGCGACAGACCTGTGGTGGTTTTCACGAACTTCGTGGACGTGGCCAAGGAGATAGCGCTCCGCACGGGCGGCGTGGCTGTCACGGGAGACATGAACTTCCGCCTCAGAGACGAAGCCCTCGATGCCTTCCGCAATGGAGACTACCGTGTGCTGGCCATGACGCTCAGCGTAGGCGGGGTGGGGATCAACCTATCCAACGCGTCTGTGGCAATCTTCACGGATGTCTCGTGGTCGCCTGCCATGAACGCCCAAGCGGCAGACAGACTGCACCGCCCAGGCCAGCACTACTCCGTGACCGTCTATGTCCTCACCGCGCAGAACACCATCGAGGAGAGGGTGATGCAGTTGCTCCAGTCCAAGGACAAACTCTTCGATGCCACGGTGCCAGGCGTCCCGACCGAGACCATCATCAAACTTCTCCAAGGCTGAGAACGCATGCGGCCCGCCTGGGTAGGCGGGCCGCATACGGAAAGGAGAACCTCGATGGCAAGGGCGAACCATCACCCTTAGTGTATCCAGTTCTCACTTCTTTGTCAAGCGGTGCAGAGCGCTAATGTAGAACGTAGGCGTACCTACCGCCACAGGCGGCGGTGTCCCCACGCTGAACCCCCTCGTTGCCAATAGGATGCTCCGCATCCCAGCCACTGCGATCATCTCTATGTCCTCTGCGTTGGAGCGGTCAGGCTGTCTAGTGTGAACGTGTGCAGAAGCGTCGTGCCGTCAGAGGCGTAGAGTTTCCACTTCGGTACCCCACTCTCCTCCACGACATACCAAGGACCATGCGTGTTCGAATGAGCGGCATTCAACGCCCCGCCTACGGTGTTGCCGGACAGCGTAGGCGAGACGCTCTGCGTCAGGTCCAGCGTTACACTGAACCCGAACGCCGTGAGCGTGCGCGTGGCGGCCGCCCAGATGTCCGAGACCAACGTCCCGAATGAAGTAAGCGTCCTGGTCGCGTGCGACCAGACAGACGCAACCAACTCGCTCACCTTCGTGTCGACGTTCTCGGCCTCCTCGGGGTTGATCGCAGCGAACGCCAGCGTCGTGGACGGCGCGGCATTCGAGTAGAACTTGACCCCGCCTCGGTGCCCGTCTGGAAACGAGGCGTAGTGCCACAGGTAGTTCCCCTGGCCCATGTCGGAGAACCCAGACGACACCGCAGACCCGACGTTCGCCCCCGCCGTGTCCACCAGTTGAGCCCGCAGGTCTGTGAGGCCAGCCTTCGATGTGCCGAGGGCTAGGCTGATGTCCAGCGTATACGGCATGCTACTCCTCCCTCAGCCGCTCCAGCAGGGCGTTCAACTGCGCCGTGAGCAGGCGGACCTGGTCGCGCACCTCCTGCACGGACGGATTGCCTTTGGCCTGAAATGCGCGGTTCTCAGCCAAGAAGAACTCGGTCTGGCCCTTGACCTCACGCGTCTTGGTCTTCTTGGCGAACTGAATCTTGCGGTCAGGCATCTGGCGCCAACTCCCAGTTCTCGCGCTCCCAGATCTCACCATACCGTACGTAGAACCGCTGACGCCCCTGGCGGTCTACCTTCCCGATGGAGCGCGACAGAGCGCGGCAGATATCACGGTTGTCTGGGTCGATCTCGTCCACCTCAATGGTAGCATGCGCGCAGTTTGGCGGATTGAAGTGCGTGAACCAGTAGATGTCGTAGACCGCATCAATGATCTCGCCGTTTTCGACAGAGTAGACCACTTTCATGCAATCACTCCAAAGGTCGCGCCATCTGCAGACGTATTCGTATCATTGCTGGAGTACTGGAAGTTCGTGGTGCCTGTGAACGTTCCAGTTGTCTCTGCACGTAAACCGCGCCCACCAGTCAACGAGCATCCACGCACAACGGTATAGAGGCTGTTCCCCTCGCAGTTTGCACCGCTAGCGGCTAGCCAAGCAGTACAACTGTTGGACGCGCCGTCAATCACAGACGGCCTAGACACGCTTACCGCCTTGGACCCCAGGAAGACATGAAGGATGCGGCCGCCAGTCCCTGTCTGATGGGGCCTAAGGAACTTGCACCCCCTGAACGTCAACGTCGCATCATTTCCGACGAACATCCGGCACCGCTCGAAGAAGCACTCTTCGACTGTCATCCCAGAGTTGAGCTGAAACGAGATGTTCGACCCGCTGGAGAACGACTGCCGGCACCGAAACCAGGAGACATTGGCGTTGACTCCAGACGGGACATTAGAGAACGATCCGCTGTCGTTGTAGTTGAACTGGATGTTCTCGATGTTTACACCCATCTGCCCGTCTGAACAGTTGATCTGGTTGACGATCGTGGCAGGCTCCACCACGTCGAAACTATCACCAGATGTTGGCGTCGCCGCCCAGTACCCGACCACCGTGGCGGTTGTCCCAGAGATACTGTCAATGATCCGATAGACGTTGTTGTTGGAGCCCGACTTCCCCTGGAGCCACTTGTTCTCCCACGAGCCCCACGAGCCGTACTCCACAGACCCGAACGTGGACGCCGAGCCTTGCACACCGCCGGTCGCAGTGATGCTTGCGACAACGGACATGGTGCCACGGATGGTGAGTGTCACAGCGTTGATGGCTATCTTGCCACGGATGTTGACGGTCTCTGGGTACGTCCCAGACGCAACGTTGATGCTGATGTTGCCCGTGTACCTGGAGATCTGCTGGACCGCAAACCCGATCGTCTTGAACGCATCGGTCCCTGTACCGAAACCGAGGTTCTGGTTGTCGGTGCCGTTCGTGGTGTCCACGTAAACGGTCCATGTCCCAATGGAGAGAATGGGATACCACGCGGAACCGTCGTAGACGACCAGGTTGGCGCGGCCCGTCGGAGTGTGGACGAAGACCTGCCCAATGACAGGAGATGTGGGGAGCGCCGCGCCGTAACCGGCGAAGTTTCTCCACTTCGAGCCTGAATATCGGATCACGTCGCCAACCGCCAATGACCCGAGCAGGTCGAAGTCGGCCTGGTCTATGATGCGGTCAACGACACGTACTGCCCCCGGCATCGCTAGCCTCGCTTGCTCTTACTGCGCCGCTTGCTCTCAGGCAACCGCGTGAAATCTGTCTTGTCCGCCCACTCACGTGGGTCTATCTTCCCACCGAACCCGCCGGTGGCGAACGCCTTGCGCGCCTGTTTCTTGCTCTTGAACGGCATCACTTCACCAACCCTTGCAGTTCACGGAGGAGGGAGTTCTGCAGTTCGAACTCGACCACCTCGATAGACCCGTTGGAGATGTTGAGCCGCTTGGCGAGGGCCTCCCGCTTCTCGGCGGGGATCTTCAGCACACGGTTGCGCATCCATGTCTCAAACTCCAGCGAGCCGATGAGCGCGCGCAATACCGCTTTCTGCACCCAAGAGAGTTTCACTTTCTCGCCCTCCGTACTGGCTGGGGTTCGAGCAGCCCTTTGACGTAGGAGGCAGCTGCGATCAACCCAGACCAGAGCACAATCCTCCAGTCCTGCTCACCGATGGCGAGCGGACCGGCGGCCAAGATACCAGCCACCAACGCACCAAGCGTCAACCTCCACCAGAAACTAA